TGCTAAAAACCCTTTTCATATGCGAGACACCATTCGATTGGATGCTCGCATTCCATCTGAAAAGGACAAGCGAAGCGAATATGTCAATGACACTGATGCTGCCATTGCAGTTGTTTCGGTTAAGAAAAGTGCTGTATCTTTAGCTCAAGAATTTGGCACATCAAAAATTGGGGCAAAACCATTTTTGCGTCCAGCTTTACAAGAAAATGCTGGAGTAGTCTTAACCGTTCTAAAATCTCAACTGGCTTCGCGGATTCCAGATTACGCTGCCAAGCTGGCTAGAAAGAGGAAATAATGGCTTCACAAAATATTGCCCGATTAGGCGTTGTCCTTGGATTGGACACGGCTGAATTTACTGCGTCTATTGACAAAGCAATTTCCGAAAACGCCAAGCTTAAAAATGCAATTCGCAAAGATACAAATGCGGCTGCGGCTGAAATTGTTAATTTAGTTAACGCAACAGAAGACTACGGTAAAACACTTACTCGCGTTCAGATGATTGAGCGTGAGACAACTTCTGGTCGCTTTATGAATGCGACTAAGGAGATGAAGCAGCAACTGCTCGAAAAGGCTGCTGCTTACGACAAGGTTGCTAACGCTACAAAGAATGCTACCACTGCTCAATTCAAAATGAATGAGCAACAGAAGATTCAAATGACATATCAGGCTACTGACTTGTTTACTCAGATTTCTTCTGGCCAAAGCCCATTGATTGCCATGATTCAACAAGGTGGTCAATTAAAAGATGCAATGGGTGGCGTTGGAAATATGTTTAGAGCCATTGGTAGTGTTCTTACTCCAATGGTGGTCGGACTTGGTTCAATTGCTGCTGCTTTTGGTGTTCTTGGTCTTGCTGCTTATAAAGGCAAAGACGAACTGGATAAGCTAAAAGATACATTAGCTTTGACCGGAAACTTTGCCGGAATCACAACAGAAAAGTTTTATAAGCTTTCTGACGAATTAAGCAACAGGACCAATGCTTCTCTTGGGATGACCAAAGATGCATTAAATGCAATTGTTGCATCTGGAAAGTTCACAGAAGCCTCTATAAGCGCTGTAACGCAATCTGTTATTACTTATGCTCAGATTGCTGGCGTAGACGCTAAGACGGCTGCTGACAAGCTTATGAATGGCTTGGATGGCACAGCATCAGGCGCTCGTTCCTTGAACAAGGAAATGAATTTCCTGACTCTTGAGCAATACAAACAAATTGAAGCGTTTGAGAAAGCTGGCAAACGACAGGAAGCCGCACAAGTTGCTGCTATTGCACTAAACACACAATTGGCTGCACAGCGCAGAGAGCTTGGTACATTAGAAAAGGCTTGGGAAGGCTTAACTAATGGTCTAAGTAGCTTCTGGAATTTACTGAAAGAAATTGGTAAGCCAGAGACTACTGACCAAGTTATTGCAAAGCTTGACAGCCAAATTGCTGCGGCTCAAAAAGCATTGGCTGGTGCTAATAAAGATTCTCCTTTTTATCAAAGGCAAGAAGCTGGTATTGCAAAGCTAAAAGAAGAGCGTGAAGCACTCCTTGAAGTAGAGCGATTAAAAGCTCGCTCTATTGCTGCCCGTGATGTTGGCGACTCTAAGCAAAAGATTGAGGACCGTGCTGGCGCTGGTGGCATAGATAAAGAAAAGCAGATTATTGCTGCTACCGCAAAAGCAAATGCCAATATTAAATATACACAGGCATTGGCTAGTGCTAACGAAATTCAAAAGATTGAGTTAGATGCAGCCAAACAAATTGCAGAAAAGAAAGCAGAATTTAACGCCAAAAGCGAAGAAGAAAAACGCGCAATGGGCGGCCTTCTTGCTAAACAGCTTGCTGCCGAAGAACTTGAAATACAAGTTAAGAAGGAAGATAAGATTCGTTTAATCCGCGAAAAAAATAGGCTTTCAGAGCTTGATGAATATCTGCGTACACAAAAAGAAATTGCTGATGCTGATGTTGCAGAAGACAATCGTTTGGCGGCTATTCGTACAAGCAATCAGTCTAAAACAAGAGATATGGAATATCAGCGTGAGTCATTGGATTTGAAATATCAAATGATTTACGCAACAGAAAAGGAACAGCGCCTTGCTCAGATTTCTTTGGAATACGCCAGAAAGCGCAAAGAAGTTGAAGAAGGTCCAGACAAAAAATTTAATCTTGAGCAGATTGATCGCCAAGAGCAAATGGCAAAAATGTTTGTTGCTATAGAAGAAAATGCAAAGCGCACACAGCAGGTTTTTGACAGCGTGTGGGGCAACTTGTCTTCTGCAATTGATAACTTTGTAAAGACTGGCAAGTTGAACATGAAGGACTTTGCTCGTAGCGTCATTCAAGATTTGATTGCTATCCAGATGAAGGCTGCTGCTTTGCGGTTCCTTGGTTCAATGTTTGGCGGCTTTAATGCAAGTGCTGGATATAACCAAGCAACTACTTATGCTTCAACAGCATCACAAGGATGGCTTGGGTTTGCTGATGGCGGTGACCCTCCTGTTGGCAAAGCAAGCATTGTTGGCGAGCGTGGTCCAGAGTTGTTTATTCCCAAAACAGCAGGAACAATAATTCCAAATCATGCTTTGCAAAACATGGGTGGCACAACCAATGTCACAAACAATTACATCAATGCAATTGATACCAAATCATTTGAAGAGCGTTTGCTTGGTAGTTCCAATGCTATTTGGGCGGCTAATCAATATGCAGGCAAGAACATGCCAACTAATTTCGGGAGAACTTAAGAATGTCGTTTCAGACCATCTTTGAGATACAGCAGTCTATGACGGTGCAAAACCGTAGGACTGTTGGCCAACAAGTTAGCCGTTCAGGTCAAGTAAGGGTTGCACAATATTTAACTTCTGTGCCTTGGGTTTTTACTGTTCAACCGCATTCGTATTTGTATTACCCGCAAGTTCGTAATGTAATCCAAGCGATTGACAATAAAGACAGACAGTTGCCTGAGACTATTTCTTTTGCTAGTAGTAATTTGTCATGGTTTGTTGCCTATCAAGGCGAACTAACACTTAGTCAAGCGAATGTTTTAACTTTGGCTTCTGTTCCTGCGGCAAACTCACAAACTATTTCTGTTGGCAATCTTCCTGCTGTGCCATCAACCACAATTATTTTTAAAGCTGGCGATTTTATTCAGCTTGGAATTTATCCATACAAAGTAACGACAGATGTTTTGCGCGGTACTAACACAACAGTTTCTGTAACTTTGCACAGACCTGTTATTGGAACGCCTACTGTTGGAACATTGTCTGGCGTTGGTATTACTTGCACTTTTTACATGTTGGCAGAACGATGCCCAACATATACACTTATGCCTGCACCCGGTGGTGCGTTTGTTCAGTGGGATGACGCATTTGTGTTTAGAGAGGATATTACAGGATGACAACAATAATGACTGCGCTGGACAGCCCGTCCATTCGCCAAGCAGAATTTATACGGTTAACAATGCCGTCAAACACATACACATTTTGTAATGCTGCTGCTCCAATTACTGTAAACGGAATTACATTTACTAATTTGGGAAGCTATTTGCAGCTTAGTGATATTAAGCGCGACATTAAAGCAACCAGTTCAGATTTGTCAATTTCACTAACTGGTGTTGATGGAACCAATGTGGCCATCATTTTGGGTTCAGATATTAAAGGTTCTCGCATTGAAGTTTGGCGCGGATTCTTGGATTCAAACAATCAAATCATTACAACGCCAACACAACAGTTCTTTAAGCGGTATCAAGGTATTGTTTCAAACTTTTCTATTACGGAAGATTGGAATGAGCAAATGCGTACCCGTGTGGCCACTGTTGGTCTATCGTGCGCTTCGTTTAGGACCATTCTTGAAAACCGTGTAGGAGGCGTTAGAACGACTCCTAAGATATGGCAAGTGTATTACCCTGCTGACACTAGCATGAACCGTGTACCGACCATTGCAGGCTCATATTTTGACTTTGGTGGGCAGCCAGTTTCAACTGGAAGTCAGGCTTCTTCTAACGCACCATCACAAAGAATATTTGGAAGATGATAAGAAAAGCGACAAGATACGATATTCCAAGATTGCTTGAGATTGTTGAAGCGTATGCATTTGAGAATCCAATAACAGTTCTTGGCAAGCAAGTAAACCATGACCCAAAGTATGTCGAAAACCTTTTGTTCGGCATCATAATGGGCCGTGGGTTTATTTACATTGACAACCATATGCGCGGTGCAATCATTGCGATAAAAAATGAAAATATATGGTGTCCAAAAGTGAGAGAATTGAATGAATTGCTATGGTGGGTCGAGCCTGAGTACAGGAACGGAACAATTGGTGGCCGTTTATGGAAAGCGTTTGATGATGAAGCAAATGAAATGTTGAATCGTGGAGATGTGCATTGTGCTATCACTTCAATTTCTTCATCAGGTCCGTGGATTGATTACACCAAGCGTGGCTATAAAGCTGTTGGTGCAAGTTTTGTGAAGGAATAGAAATGGTTGGGTCATTAATTGTTGCAGCTTATTACGCCATTCCTGCTGGTGTTGCATTTACTGCTGGACAAATGGCAGTTGCTTTTGCAATTAACTTTGCCGTTTCTAGTATTGTTTCTCGCGCGTTTGCGCCAAGTTCAGGACAACCATCTGATAACGGAGTTCGCCAACAAGTACCGCCATCATCCACCAATAGCATTCCCGTAGTCTATGGTGATGCGTATTGCGGTGGCCGTTTTGTTGATGCCGTGCTAAGTACAGATGCCAAAACTATGTACTATGTAATGGTTGTTTCTCACATTAGCCCTAATGGGCAGTTTAGTTTTGATACATCCGAAATGTATTGGGGCGACCGAAAAATAACTTTTGATGGCACAGACCAAACAAAGGTTGTTAGCCTGACAGATGGCGCTGGCAATGTTGACACAAAAGTTAGCGGTAATTTGTATATTGCTTTGTATAAATCAACACAAGCAGGCGTGATTACTTCTACAAATGGCGCTTCTTTGCCTTCTGCATTTATGGGTGGCTCAGATATTCCTGTGGAGACTCGTTGGGCTTCTTCTGGCCGTCAAATGAATGGTTTGGCATTCGCTATTGTTAAATTAAATTACAACCGTGATGCTGAAACTACAAATATGCAGACGGTTACATTCAAAGCGTCACAGTATTTGAATGGCACAGGAGCAGCCAAGCCGGGCGATGTATGGTACGACTACATCACAAATGAGTTGTATGGTGCGGCAATGGCCACGGATATTGTTAATGCGGCATCTGCTACTGCACTGAATTCATATTCAGATGGATTGATTCCATACACAGAAAATTCAATTGCAAAAACACAGGCGCGTTATCGAATCAATGGCGTAGTTGATACAGGACAAAGTTGTTTGAGCAACATCAATGCAATTATGATTGCGTGTGATTCTTGGAATCAGTACAACGCAGCATTAGGTCAGTGGAGTGTTGTCATTAACAAAGCAGAAACAACTGCTTACGCTTTCAACGACAGCAACATCGTTGGCGAAATTCGAGTTAGTGCTTTTGATATTACAAGCAGCATAAATCAGATTGAAGCAGAATTTCCAAGTAAGCAAAACCGCGATCAATCGGACTTTGTTTATTACGAAACTCCTGCAATTTTGTTGTATCCAAATGAGCCGACCAACAAGCAATCAATTCAATTGTCTATGGTCAATGATTCTGTGCAAGCTCAATATCTTGCTTCAAGAATCTTGGAACAAGCCCGTGAAGATTTGATTGTCACTATCAGCACTGCTT